AAATCCGGCGCGACGCTGCCCGCAGCCGTAGACCTTGCAAGGCAGCTCAAACCGGGACGCCGGTAATCCCTATAGGAGAAACGTACTATGTCTGAGATGGCAAAAGAGGCCCGCGCTAAGATGCGGGAAAAAGCGAGGCGGATGACCGAAGCCGGTGATCCCAATATGAAGGTTGACGCATCAAGCTGGATGCCGACTGAGCAGTTGAACGCCAACGCCAAGACTGGCCTGCGGCCTGTGTCGCGCCGCCAGTTCCGCAAGGGCGGCAAGGTTCNGGGCAAGGAGTCCACCAAGCACGCCGGTAAGAAGCCGCGCGTGAAGATGACTGGCGATGACCCGATTACGGCCAACAGCTACCTGAACCGCAACGTGAAGGAAGCCAANGCCGAGNTGGGCAAGCCNCATGTNGGCGGGTTCAAGAAGGGTGGCGCGGTCAAACGCAAGCATAAGATGGACGGCGGTGATCTTGAGGGCAGCGGCACGACTTGGACTGGTGGCGGCAATCCCCAGTCAGGTCAGGTTCCCCCTGCTTCTGCTGCCCAGAAGGCTGAGGCGGCAAAGGAGGCTGCGGCCCGCGCTGCGGCTGATGCCAAGGAACGCGCCCGCGAAGACGAAATGTTCCGGTCCTATCGCTCGACCGGTAAGAAGCACGGCGGCAGTGCCCACCATAAGTCTCACCGCAAGCACAAGATGGACGGCGGCCCGAATATGAGCGATCCCCGCGCTGTTGCGGCGGCCCGCATGGCGGCTGCCAATCAGCAGGCGTCAGTTCCCGCTGGCCGTATGGGCTTTCAGGCCCGTGGTGCTCAGCCGATGCCGGGTTCTGGCATGAAGCGCGGTGGTAAGGCCCACGGCGACATTGCTGAAGACAAGAAGCTGATCAAGAAGGCTTTCCGCCAGCATGAGAACGCTGAACATCACGGCAAGCACGAAGACTTGAAGCTGAAGAAGGGCGGGAAGGCCAAGAAGGCCGGTGGTGGTGATATTGACGATATGCCGCGCTACAATGAGGATGCTGTCAGCAAGTCCATTGCGTCGTCTAACCGTTCTGGCCGCAAGATCGGCAGCAAGGAAGGCAAGGCTATTCGCAGCCTCCTGCAAGGCCGCAGGTCTCGCATCCAGACGGAAGATGAAGGCCAGCGTATGGAAAACGCTATGGATGGTGCGCGGTCTGATATGTCGCGCAGCATGAGAAACGGCGATGACTACAAGCGTGGCGGCAAGGCTGGCAACTACACCGGCGGTACTCGCCCGACTGGTGGCCGTATCGCCCGCGCTACTGGCGGTAAGGCCAAGGGCAAGGGCAAGACCAATATCAACATCGTGATTGGTGCTGGCGGCCATCGCCCTGATATGCAGCAGGGACAGATGATGCCCCCGCCGGGTGGTCCGGCTCCGGCCCGCCCCGTGGCGGTTCCCCCGCCCCCGATGGGCATGCCGATGGGTGGCATGCCGATGGGNGGCNNNCCGATGCCGATGCCTCCTCCGCAGCAGCCCCCGATGGGCCGCAAGCGTGGCGGCAAGGTTGGTCACCGCAGCTACAAGTCCACGCATGACATGGACGCTGGCGCTGGCGGCGGCGAGGGCAGGATGGAGAAGATCAAGATTTACGGTCTGAAGCCCCCGAAGAACCGCTGATTGCCAAATCGGTAATTGGTAACTATATGTAATGGGCCGGGGGCAACCTCGGCCCATTATGTTGTGTGGGAGCAGACATGCTGACGATGGATACCGTTTTCGAGCGGGAGCTTAAAAAGATCGTGGCTGCGCGTATTGAAAGCCTGAAGGACACTCTGGTGAACAACAATTACGAAGACGTAGCGGCGTTTCGCTACGTCATGGGTAAGGTTGCTGCCTTCAAAGACCTAGACGACATGATGGCAGAGGCCCACGAGGCCGCCGATCAGAGAAACCGTTAATCAACAAAGGGATAGCAATGCCACAGAGAGAAATGGCGCACGATCTTGACCCCAAGGAGAACTTAAAGAGCCAAATTGGGGACAAGCTCGATGAGCTGGACATCTACAACAACCAGATTCTTGTGGCGGTCTACATTCGCCCCGAGAAAACCAAGAGCGGCATCTTTCTGCCGGATAATCACAGGGCGGAAGATCAGCATCAGTCAAAGGTTGGATTGGTTCTAAAGAAGGGGCCGTCTGCTTTTGCAGTTGCTGAAGATTCCGAGTGGTTCAAGGACGTCAACGTCAACATCAACGACTGGATCGTGTTCCGGCCATCTGACGGCTGGGCGGTCACCATCAACAATGTTTTGTGCCGAATGCTGGACGATACGTCCGTGCGCGGCAAGGTCACGCAACCCGATACAGTTTGGTAAGGAGCCAACTATGGTTAAAGATGAGAACAAACAGGGAACAGAAGGTGAACAGGAAGAGCTGTTCGTAGAGCTGCCGGATGAACCCAAGGACGAGGTTAAGGTAGAGATTGCGGAAAAGGAGCCGGTTCAGGAAGGTCCGTCTGAGGCCGAATTGGCCCTGAAGCACCTTAAAGATCAGCTTGATGAGGCCAACCGCGCCAAAGCGGAGGCGGAATATCGGGCCCAGCAGAGTGAGCGGCAGGCCCAAAGGGCTGATGCTGGTACCCAGCAGGCCAATCTGCACATGATTAACAGCGCTATTGAAGCCCAGAAGCGCGAGGCAGAAATCCAGAAGGCTACGCTGGCGGCTTACCTTGCTAACGGGGATCACCAACAGGCGGCTGAAATCCAGTACGCCATGTCTGAGACGTCTTCCCGTTTGCAACAGCTTCAGCTTGGCCGTGATGCTCTGGAAAAGGAAATCAAGAACCCCCCGCAGAGGCAATATCAGGCCCCTGTGGACCCGGTGGAGCAGTTTGCATCCCAGCTTTCCCCGCGCTCTGCGGCTTGGGTACGGGCGCACCCCCATTGTGTCACTGACCCCCGCCTCCAGCAAAAGATGATCGCCGCCCACAACATCGCCGTGGCGGACGGCATCCCGGCTGATAGCGACGAGTATTTCCAGTTTGTCGAGGACACGCTGAAAATCTCGCCTAGGCGGGAACAAGCGCCTGAGCCTGCCATGTCGGCGGCTGCGGCCCCCGTCCAGCGCCGTACTGCGCCTCCGGCTGCTCCTGTGAGCCGTAGCGGTACCGGCACTGGCCGCCAGACAGCCCGTCTGACCAAGGAAGAGGCCGAGATGGCTAAGATGATGGGCCAGACCCCTGAAGAGTACGCCAAGCACAAGATCGCGTTGATCAAAGCTGGCAAAATCGCCCACTAACGGAGGAACAAATGGAAAACGAAGCACCGAAGCCTGTACGCCGTGGTCGCCGCCGTAATGACCCGGAAGCGCCTGTCCCCGAAGCCCGTCCGGCCATGAGGGCTGAAATGCGGGAGGAAGACCCCCGTGTTGCAGCCGCTCGACGCGCTAAGGAAATTCTGGGTCATGTTGAAGACGTTGCCCCCGGCGTGGACGAGTTCCGCGCTCCCCGGGCCCCGGACGGTTGGACTTACGAATGGAAGCGCCACACCATTCTAAATCAGGAAGACCCGGCCTACCGTAGTGCGCTTGAGCGTACTGGCTGGGAGCCTGTTCCCGCTGGCCGCCACAAGGACATGATGGCTGCCGGGTACAAGGGTGCCACCATTGAACGCAAGGGCATGATCCTGATGCAGCGTCCGCAAGAGATTACGGATCACTTCCGCAATCTTGACCGCCGCGCTGCAAAGGATCAGGTCAAGATCAAGGAAGGCCAGCTCAGCAGCGCCCCGCAGGGGCAGTTCGAGCGCAGCCACGATCAAGCCCGTCCGAAGATCAACAAATCCTTCGAGCCGATGCCGATCCCGAAAGACTAGGGAAAAATTATTTTTTGCAGAGAAACCCGGCAGAAAACTTGAAGTGTCTATAGGATTCTTTTTATAAACAACGACCCCTGCTGGGAAACTGGCGGGGGTTTTTGTTACTTAGTGTTCGCTTGCGCACCGTTTTGAGTTGGGTACTTCTTGTCGGTAAGCGGTAACGCTTTCTCTCCCCCGTTGCGGAGAGACAACCCGATCCCTGCCTTATCCGCCGCCCCGTTGTGCGATGTGATGGGCTCCTTCAAAGGAGTACGTCATGGCGAACACTAATACGCCATTTGGTTTTCGACAGTACTACGGCGGCGCTGGTGGTGCTCCCACTTTCGCTCAGGTGGCGCTGCGAATTGCTTCGACTAACAACACTGCCATTTATTCGGGTGATCCCGTTATGCCGGTGGAAAGCACCGCAAACGGCTACATCACTCAGGCCAATCCGTCCAACGCTTACCCGCTGGCGGGTATTTTTGTTGGCTGCCAGTATCTTTCGACCTCGCAGAAGCGCACCGTCTGGTCCGCTTACTGGCCGGGCTCGGATGCGACCGGCGACGTGATCGCGTATGTTGTGAATGACCCGAACTCTCGTTTCGTGGTCATGGGCAACAGCACGACTTTCAACATCTCCGGCAGCTTGACCAACTGGACCTCTAGCCCTGTTGGTCAGTACGCTCAGTTTGCTATCGGTACTGGCAACGCCAATACCGGCCAGTCTGGCGCGTACCTGAACTCCCTTGCGACGACCGCGACCTTCCCGTTCATTGTGACGGACCTGATCACGTTCCCGCCGGGTTCCAACGGCGCTGATCCGACCACGGCTTACAACTGGGTTGTTGTCGGCTTTAACAACGCTCTGACCCGCACCAATGGTGCTGGTCCGACCGGCATCAGCTAAGGAGTAATGACCAATGGCTGTTAATCTTTCAGCAATCAAAGACCTTCTGCTCCCCGGCCTCCGTGGCGTTGAAGGCAAGTACGAGATGATCCCATCTCAGTACGACAAGATTTTCACTAAGCATAACTCGAACATGGCCCTCGAACGCACCGCTGATATGCGGTACCTCGGTCTGGCCCAGCTGAAGACCGAAGGTGGTCAGACTGCGTTCGACAACAGCGCCGGTGAGCGTTTTGTCTACAACCAAGAGCACACGGAAATTGCTCTCGGCTACGCGATCACTCGCAAGGCCGTGGACGACAACCTGTATAAGACGCAGTTCCACCCGTCGAACCTCGGTCTGATCGAGTCCTTCCAGCAGACCAAGGAAATCTACGGCGCGAACGTGCTGAACACTTCCACGACCTACAACGCCGCTATCGGCGGTGACGGCGTGTCGCTGCTTGGCTACAACTCGTCGGGTACGCTCGTGAACCACCCGATTGACGGTGGTACGGTTGCCAACACCCCCTCGACTCAGGTTGACCTGAACGAAGCTACGCTGCTGAACGCGATGATTGCGATCCGCACGAACTTCAAGGACAACGCTGGCCTGAAGGTGTTCGCCCGTGGTCGTAAGCTGGTTGTTCCCCCGCAGCTTGAGCCGGTTGCTATTCGTTTGACGAAGACGGAACTGCGTCCGGGTACTGCGGATAACGACGTGAACGCGATCCTGAGCACTGCTGGTGGTCTGCCGGAATCCTACATGGTCAACGACTTCTTGACGTCGGCCTATGCGTGGTTCCTGCTTACGAACATCGACGGTCTGTCCTACATGGAACGTATCAAGTTTGAGACGGACATGCAGGTGGACTTCGTGACGGACAATCTGCTGGTCAAGGGCTACGAGCGTTACAGCTTCGGCTACTACAACTGGCGTTCGATCTACGGTTCGACCCCCACCTCGTAACCGGCAATATCCCCTCCCCGTAAAACGGGAGGGGAATCCCCAAAGGAGACAACATGTCTAGTACAGTCTTTACGGGTCCGGTTCTGGCGGGCAATGTTCTCAACAGTGACGGCACGGGCAACCTTGCTGGCGTTGGTGGTAGCAGCGGTCAGCAGAATGTCGGA